GTCGTTCTAAGTCCCAGTTAACATCATTCATATAGACTTCTGCTCTCTGGTTCTTAGATTGGATTAGCAAATCTCCGGTCTTGACCGGCTTCGCTTTAGTTCCAGGAGCGTCTTGGATTGACGTACCCACAGTTTCTACTGTGGTCTTGGAAGTAGTTCCTGCATCTTGGTTGTCGATGACTTCATCTGAAATGGTCGAAATGGTCTCGACCACCGGAGCGCGCTCAATTTTGGCAGAACCGAGCTGTTCTTTATCTAGAGCTTTGATACTCAGGCCTGATTGGGGAGTTGTTTCAATGATTTCAATTGACATGTCTTTTTGTGATCCTCCATCTGCTGCATTTAGCTTTTCTGCTTTGCTAGCGTGGGTAAAAGGATCTTCTTGAATTTCGCGCGAAGCGAAATCAGAGTGCGAGCCTGGAAAACAATGGTACGTATTCCAGATAACGGACAAATCTTTGTAAGTGGGGAGGGCAAGCTGGGGGACCTTGCTCAAAGCTCTATCGCGAAAGTCATTAAAGACTTCTTCTCCGTGGAAGAAAAGAGGTCTCATGGCACAAATCGCGTTATCTTGCGTGGCTTTGAGTATATCGTTGTTTTGCGACGATAAACGCACCCAATAGGTGGATTCGTAAAGGGACGATGCTTCCGAGACGGGAAGAAAAACTCCTCGTTCATAACGGGTAGTGTTCTTCAAGAAACTGAGATCACAATAATGCGACGACTCAGGAATATCTTGAGACTTGGTAGCTGAGGTAACTTTCATACCACGCGAACGGAGAAATTCTCCAACGGTTCGACCGTTGTACAAGTCGATGACTCGACTATCTACGGTACTCATGGTGTCGTCACCTCCACGACAGGCTCTGGTATACGCTTTGTAAAAACGTATTTCACTCAGGATCGGCTGGGTAGACCGGAGAATTCCAGTCCATGCAGCTCTGTGCATCAGTTCATTAGCCATACAGTTAGCCAAGAATGTTATGAGAACGCCGGAAGTCAAAAAACTTCCGAGCATAACAGTTTGACCCCATATGAGAACGGGAGAACAAATCATCTCCAGGACCGCAGCCTCTTCCTTTAATGGAAGATTAAGGCCGGTTAGGAGTACCTTTACACTATAGTAAAGAATCTGGTGGGTCAGGGAACGATCATAATGGGAAAAATCAAAATCGAAACCTCGATCTCCAACTTCTGTCATCTTCTTAGAAAGAAAAGGCCAATCGAAGGAGGTTCTATCTAAGGACGGGACACAAAAGGAATCATGAATATCTGCATGGTAATATTGCATGAGAGCGGAATAAAAATAACGACGACAAACAAGATAACCAACAGCACTTCCGCACGTAAAAATTCGCGTGCGGGGTTGAACGATCTTCGCGTGCTTAAGCCTCTCATCTTTAAGAGATAGGGCATAGGGAAGAAAAGGAACTGTCCCATTCTGCAAGCACGCAACGGCGTGATCGTAATCTTTAACGATACGAGCTCCTGGAATCAATACACCATCAACCTCTTCAAAAAGATCGGTCTTCTTAAGACCTTCTTGAACGTAGGG